CGGTATTCCGACAGGTCGGGGTTCACCGGATCCGCGCTCCATTCAGACATGGAGGTGATGCCCGGTCCGGTGAGATCAAAGCTTTTGAGCGAGGGCACTGCCATATCGGGTACCCCAAAGTCTGGGCCATGCACCGCCGTCTCATCCATACCGCGAGCCACCACATCCGGTGGAGGCACCCCCTCAACGCCTGCTAAGTTCAACGTGGGAATGATGTTGTCGGGGTCAATACCGCCCATCTCTGGACTGCCATGCAACGTGTACTCCATTGGCAGTGGCTTAGCAGGTGTGGGCATGGGCTGCACGATGCTACTGCCACTGGCCACGTTCCAACCGTTGACGCCTGCTAAGTTCAGATCGGGCACTCGCCCACCAGGTGGCATGGGGTACTCTGGACCGTCCAGCGTCCTTGCCATATCATCCATTAACGCATCCTTCTGAGCAATGCTCGTATGTGCGTCCCCCCAGGCACAATGCCCACGGGGAGCGCTTCAATCACTTCATACTTTTGTGCCGATTGCACCGCGCCACTGGTGGCCGTCGCCGTATCGGCAATGAACACCATGCCCGTAAACGAGGTGCCCAGCGGCGCGATGAGCACCTGGTCAAACGACAGCACGGGTTTGCCACCCGAGGCCGAGAGGATTTGTGGATCCACCACCTGCTGGGGACGCATAATCACCGAGACCGCCGTGTAGCTGTAGGAGCCGCTGGCAAGCGTGACAAAGACCACCGTCTTTTGCCGACTCGCGAACGTCTTGGGCGTCACCGCCTGGATATGCGCCACTTTGCTGCTATTTAAGGGCATCTTCTACGCTCCCTCCAGGTGCAGTTGCATCTCATAGACGGCCCGCTGCGCCTCGTACGTGACCGCGCTCTGGAGAATGCGCACCGTGCCCGATTGCCCAGAACCCGTGGGAGCCGCGCTATCAGTGAGCGTGACACTATCGAGCAGTTGCAGCGCCGGATTAGCGGGCACGGTCACCGTGTGCGCCACCTGGTCACGCTGCTCTTGCGCCAACAGAAACGAGGCCTTGCTCTGGCATTGCGCCGTCGTGGTCAGCTTCTGATCGGTGTAGTGCAGCACGCGCTCTAACCCCACCAAGGTGACGTGCGCATCGTCGTAGGCTTCTGCGGTGGTCAGCGACCCCAGTGCGCCACCTACAGGCGGTTTGCCCGAGACGATGATGTGATTGCCGCGCACATCGTCGGTGCCAAAGGCCACCAGTTCAATCTCCGGCTGATACGTCCACACCGAGGAGGCACCCGACGACCGTTCGATGACTTGCAGCGTCTCATCTTGATCGAGGTAGTACGAGAGCGCATAGGTGTTGCATAGTTCATCCAGGCAGGCACGATAGCGCTGTCCGGCGTGCAGCACGAAGACGGGGATCACTTGGCTCATCTGTGAAGTCGTGGGCAGCACGAGCGAGAACAGCCCCGCGCGTGCGGTGATCTCGCTGATCAGCCAGGTGAGCGTCTGGGTGGTATAGGTCATCTGGTAGCGCGAGACCAGGTCCAGGTTGCGCGTGAGGTCATAGGCCACCACGCGCAGGTGGTTCTGGTCGGGCGTACGCTCAAAAAGCAGGCTGGCGATGTGGTAGGTGCCGACTTTGACCACTTCGGTCGTCGTGGGCGGCGTGCCCGTTTTGTAGCCCTCAGCGAGCACCAGGCTCGTATTCGGTCCCAGCGGCTCAGTGGTCGTGCCACCCGTGTTGACCAGGCTGTTAGAGACGCCCTTGTTATTGTCAATGGTCACCTCCAGACGCGAGGGTTTGCTCTCGCGCTCAGTGCGTGTGTAGGAGAGCACGGCAGCCGACAGATCAAGGTACTGCGCGGCGTTGCTCTGACTGTACGCCTGTGCGCTATAAATACTGGGCATGCTGGTGACGTAGTAGCGGGTGCCGCTCGACCCACTTTGCGGCGCAGCCAGGCGAAACGCGTTGGCCCCGTAGAACACGGTGATGCCATGCACGATCACCCCATTGGACCAGTGCCGCAGATCACTGCTCTGCCGCAGCCGTGGGTAGTTGTAGATGGCACCCGTCACCGTGCCGCTATCCGAGTCGACCGCGCACAGTGTGTACAGTTGCGTCGTGCTGTCATACGAGAGCCGTGGCGAGATACGCCCAATGGCTGTACTGGTCGCGGGTGCCACGGCTGGCAACTGGGTCCATCCGGTGCCTGGCACATAGGTCGCAGAGAGCAAACTATAGCCATCGCTATACACCAGCGTATAGGTCGTGCTCACCGCATTCCACACCGCTGCCACGCCCAAGCCTTGATTGAGCGTGGCCAGCGTCCACGTGGTGAGCGCTGACCAGCTTGTCCCATTATACGAGGAAAAGCCCATCGCTTCACCACCGGACACATCGTAGAGGAAGAACACGTCGTTGTTGCCAGCCGAGCCTATGCCCTTGGTCAGCGCACTACTGGGCGGCGAGAGCACCGTCACCGGACCTGTCCAGGTGGCTCCATTATCGGTGCTGGTCCAGGTCCACACGGCATTGCCGCCCGTGCCCTGCTGCGCAAAGGCGCGTAGCGTCCCGTTGTTGTTCGAGAGCGCGCAGCCCCCATCCTGAAAGCACGTGTTGACCGCACCTGGCAGGGTGGACCAACTCGCCCACTGCGTGCCCACGCTTGGGTCAGTGATCCGCTGCACATACGCCGTCTGGGTAAAGGCATTGTCGCCGATACGCGTGAGGTTGATGCGCACAATGCTGCCATCGTTGGCCACGCACGCATCATTCAGCCCATCGGCACCCCCTGGCGATTGATAGCTCGCATAGTGCAGCAGGTGATCCTGCGCGGAAAGCTGGAGCGCGGGTGTGCGCGAGTTCGCATTGATAGCCGTACGCAACGTACTAGAGAGTCCTCGTACCACTTACTCGCTCTCGCTTTCCGTGATGATGGTGGCTGGTCCTTCCAGTTCCCCGCGCATCTTGCGCATAATCGCCGCCATCAGCACACTCGTGCCGCCCTGGGGCGTCTCGACCTCACACTGCTGGCGTATCAGCAGCATGCGCCCCTGCTGGCCCAGCAACTTCACCGCCAACTCTAGCCGCTCTTTCGTGGACAGCTCAGAGAGGTCCACCTCATCGGTCAGATCGGCGATGAGCTGCTCAATGCGTGCGAGTTGGCTGTTGACCCGTTGACGCGTATCGTCCATGCGCGCACCTCGCTTCAGATGATGTAGCCGTAGGTAAACAGATTGACGGTGCAATTGGCCCCATTGGCCTTAATATCAATCTTGCCGTCCGAGGAGAGCGGCAACACCCCGCCCCCGTTGAGCGTGCCACTCGACGTTTGCAGATCGCCGATGCTGCACGTCTTAGACAGATCGCCGCTGTGTGCTGCCAGATCAAGGTGTGCTGGCACCGAGGCCGCCGTGAAGTACGCCTTGAACAGTACACCCAAGCTCCCCGAGACAATGCCCCCAGTGCCAGTGAGCGTAAACGTCTGCGTGACTCCCGCGTTGATGGTGCTGTTGGTGACCTGCTGCGTTGGCGTGACAAAGGTCACCCGCCCTGGCGGAGGTGTCGGCACTCCACTCGTCCCATTGGCATACATCGCCATCACCACCGCGTCCGTGGGGTTCTGCTCATCGAAGAACAGCACCGCGCACAACGCCCCCACTTGCGCTGATGTACCATCAATGTGCGTCGCAATGGGCACACCCGTCAGTTGTGTGGAGGTTGCCTCCAAGATCAGCACCGACGCGGTATAGGCCGAGGTGCTAAAGCCTGTCAGGATACCGCGCTTGATCGCCTGTGCCACGCGTACCCTCCTCTCTAGAATGGCTGATACTCCCCTGCCAGGTGCAGTTTGTGCGACCGTGCAGTCTTGGGATGGTGGACCGCGTGGTGTACCGAGTGATGACGTGCGGCAGGGTGGCCCACGTGGCGAGTAGAGAGGTGAGACCGACTCACCGCAAAGACAGCAACGCCCCCCGTAGGGGCCCCATTTATGGTGCCCGAGGTCACCCCGCCGCTTGCATCAAAGACCTGGGTACCGTTTTCACCAGGTGGCACATGCAGATTGTCTCCACCGCTCATGCCGTCCCTTCCTTTCCTTGTGCCGCAATGCGCGCGCGTTCCTCGTGGATATCAACCTCTTCGCCCGCAAACTGAAAGAGCAACCGCATCGCCGTTTCATCCGAAACCCAGCCCTGCGCTTTGGCCGCCGCTAACGCCGTCACCATCGTATTGGTGCCCTGAGCTAACGTCTGCCCTTCACCCGAGTCGATCTCGGGCATCAATACCTCATAGCTGGTATCGATACGTGGCCCGATCTTGCCCACCCGCTGCGCCTCCACGATCACACGGTCCAAAATGGAGCGCAGCAGATGCGTCATCGTGTGCTGGCGACGCTGGAAGCGCAGCAGGGTCGGTAGGCTCATCTCAGCCGCCGTGGCACGATTGCCATTGTCCCCATCACTCATGTAGTGCTCAGGCAGCATGGCCCCAGCTAACACCATGAGCTTAATCGCCCGGCCATCCTCCTTCGCCTCGCCCGCATTGATCTCAGGCTTGACCGCCGTCCACTCCTCAGCTTCGTTGTGAATAATGACGCTGCCAGGCTCAGGGGGATAGGCGTACTCCATCTTCTTACGATCAATCGTCTTCTTATCAGCCCCTTGCAGCTTGACATCCCACAGGAACGCGCCCTTGTACTTGTTGATCCGCACACGGTCAGTGAGCCAGTCCTTGTAACGCCGCAGCCAGGGAAGCAGCGTCGCCAAGTCCGACTTGCCCCGTTTCGCATTGCTCACCTTATTGATCGTGAACTGCCGCACATC